GGTGTCGCAAAATCCAACGCTGGCGGCTACAAAAAAGGCGGCAAGATCAAAGGCATGATGGGCGGCGGCATGGCCGGTGACGGCATGATGGGCGGCGGCATGATGGACGATGGCATGGGTGGATCTTCACCCTACAAAAAAGGTGGTGCCGCAAAAAAAGCCTACGCGGCGGGGGGGTCTGTTAATTCAGGCCGCGCCGTCGCGATGCCCCAGGGCAACAAGCCTGCCTCCAAGCCTGTAAGGATCAACGAACTCGCTGGTACTTTCAAGAAGGGTGGGCGCGTGGCCCCAGGCAATCCCAAGTTGCAAGGGATGTTCAATAAAGAGAACGCCACTGCAATGAAGCAAGCCAAGGCCCAGAGCAATCTGAAGTACGGCCCCACAAAGATGATGGCTGAGGGCGGCGACCTCTCCAAGGGTGCTTATGACAAAGCTATTGGCCCGAGCAAGGAAGAAATGGATATGGCCAAGTCCATCCGTGGCTTCCCCGGCAAGGTGATGGGTAAAGTAAAGAGCGTGGCCAAAGACCTGTTCTCCTCTGCACCCAAAGCTGACAGCGTCACGAAGACCAAAGAGTCAGTCACTGTGACGCCCGCCAAAAAGCGCGGCGGCATGGTGAATTGCTGAAACAAGGCGGGGGCTTCGGCCCCTGCTTTCAATTGGAGATTTAGATGACAACATTGACCAATGTATTTTCTGCGCACCTTGATGCGACGGGGACGATTTACGCTGGCGCAACAAATCTTGCTGGGTATCAAGCTCTGGCTGGCGGGACTGCTGGCGAGATTGTTTTTCGTGATGGCGGGTCTGGCGGCACTGTTCGCTTGAGGATCAACATCCCAGCAAACACCAACAACCCGTTTGCAAACATCATCCCTGGCAACGGCATCCGCTTCACGACCAACATCCATGTGACGTTGCCAACAAACGCATCAATCACCATTTTCTGCGGCTGATCATGCCAGCCAAGTCACAGGCTCAATTCCGCCTGATGAAGGCGGTACAGCACAACCCAGAGGTTGCCAAAAAAGTTGGCATCAGCAAAAGCGTTGCCTCAGAGTACACCGAGTCCAACAAGGGCAAGAAGGCGTTCTCCAAGTTGCCGGAGAAAATGGCTGACGGCGGCAAAGTGAACGCTGCGGGCAACTACACCAAGCCCGAGTTGCGCAAGCGGATCGTGAGCCAAGTCAAGTCTGCCGCCTCGCAAGGCACTGGCGCTGGGCAGTGGAGCGCGAGAAAAGCCCAGCTTGTGGCCAAGAAATACAAGGCCGCTGGCGGCGGCTATCGAGACTGACATGAAGGCACCACAGAAATCCCTGAGCGATTGGGGCAAGCAAGATTGGACCACCAAGAGTGGCAAAAAATCTTCTGAGACTGGTGAGCGTTACCTTCCAAAGGCTGCGATCAAAAGACTCAGCCCTGCCGAGTACGCTGCGACAACCAAGGCCAAAAGGGCGGGCAAAGCCGCCGGGAAGCAGTTCGTAGCGCAGCCAAAAAAGATTGCACAGAAAACAGCTAAATACAGGTTTTGACCATGACAAAAAAGACACCGTCAGTCGCCAAGTCCTTAAAGAGTGCTGGCTTCTATGAGCCGTCCAAAAGCAAATCTGAACGGCTGAAAATTGTCAACGATGTGACGACCAAGCCTCAGCGGTTGAACATGGTTGAGAAGATGTTTTCTGAGAAGAAGATGAAGGGCGGCGGGGTGTCGCTTGCTGTCGGTCGCGGCGAGAAGTTGCCCGTTGAAAAGGGCGCAGGGCTTACAGCCAAGGGCCGGGCGAAATACAATGCCGCAACGGGCAGCAACCTGAAGGCACCACAGCCCCAGGGCGGCGCACGCAAGGACTCATTTTGCGCTCGGATGTCCGGTATGCCTGGGCCGATGAAAGACGAAAAAGGCAAGCCAACACGCAAGGCGGCGGCCTTAAACAGATGGAAGTGCTGATATGGCTTATTCGGGAACCACGGGCACGACCGTTGTCACGGTCCAGACGCTGATCGACCACGGCGCTCGTCGCTGCGGCAAGCTGGCCGAGGAATTGACCTCTGAGCAGGTTCTGAGCGCCCGTGAGTCTCTTTTCTTCCTGTTGTCGGACCTGATCAACATCGGCATCCAGTATTGGGCAATTGACAAGAAGGTCTACGGCTTCACGGCAGACAAAGCAACGTACCTGCTGCCCCTTGGCGGCAATGATGTGCTCAACGCCCTGTATCGCTTCATGAACCGCCCAAATGGGGCGTATACGTCCTCTGCTGGCGGCACGGTGGCCAACCTGTACGACGAGGACGTGCAGACGGTTTGCACTCAGACCTCGGCCAACGGCAACATTGCGGTCAACTTCGGCCCTTCAAATCCCATCTTCATCGGCTCGATTGGTTTTCTGCCAGCAGCCACCGGCACTTGGTCGATCATTTACGAATACTCGCTTGACAACGTGACTTGGAGCACCCTGGTTGACCTGGGAACCATTGCGGTGACCAACAACGAGTGGGTGTGGACTGACATTGAGAACGGCCAGACTGTGCCGTACTACCGCATCCGGGCCTACGGCGGCACGACCTTGAGCCTGCGCGAGTGGTACTTGGGCAACAACAGCACCGAAATCACGATGTCTCGCCTGAACCGTGACGACTACACCAACCTGCCCAACAAAAACTTCACGGCCAACCAGCCCTTCCAGTTTTGGTTCAACCGCACGATTCCTCAGAGCGAGATCGTGCTTTGGCCAACGCCGCAAGACGCCTTTTATCAAATGACCATCTGGTACTCGCGCCAGATCATGGACGTGGGCGACCTGTACGGCGAGTTGGAGGTGCCACAGCGCTGGTACGAGGCAGTGATCATGATGCTGGCCCACAAGATGAGCCTTGAGCTTCCTGGTGTGGAAATGGCCCGCATCCAGTACCTTGAGGGCCAAGCCAGCAAGCACCTTGGTCGGGCCGAAGAGGAAGAGCGCGACAAGTCGCCCATTTACTTTGCCCCAAACATACGGCCGTACACAGCATGACCGCCCAAGTTTATTGGATACGAGCAGCACACCACTCTGACATCACGTCTGAGGGGTATGTTGGCGTCTCTAAAAACGCCAATAAGCGCTGGTTGTACGGTCACAAATGGGCGCATGCTAAAGGTCGTCACGACAACCCCCGCCTATCAAATGCAATTGCAAAGCACGGCTGGGACTCGTTGGTCAAAACTGTCGTTGTGGTGGCCGAGGAGGCTTACTGCTACGAGCTTGAAAGTAAACTGCGTCCAGCCGAGGAAATTGGCTGGAATCTGGCGATAGGCGGCTGCAAGCCTCCGGTGGCCAAGTTTCGTGGCGAAGGTTATGTCAGCCCACTCAAGGGTGTGTCTCGTTCAACGCCTTGGATGATCGGAAGAACGCCCGCGAATGCAGGCGTGCCATCTTCTGATGAAACTCGCGCAAAGTTATCGGCCAAGAAAAAAGGAAGCAAGCAGACGCCTGAGCAGATTGCCAAGCGCGTTGCGTCTCGACGTGCCACATTGGCTGCGCAAGGAAGGACTGTTTAATGGCCATCTTTCTGGACACTGAGGGCTACTCTGACATTGCAATTGCGATTTGTGACCGCTGTAAGATGAAGCGGCCACATGCTGTGATGCGCAACGACCCCAACTTTCCGGGCCTGCGGGTGTGCAACGAGGGCTGCGCTGATCAACTTGACCCCTATCGGTTGCCTGCCCGCAAAACCGAGAGGATAACGATTCGGTTTCCTCGTCCTGACCTTCCGCTGAACGCAGGTGACAATTATTTGGTCACTGGCGGCGAGACTGGCGTGTTCCAGATTTCCACACAAGGCAACACCCAGACGCCAACTTCAACTGGAAATCTTGACACCATCGCACCAAACCCACCAAACAATACGAGCACCTGATGTCAGCACAAGTATCCATCCTCCAACTCCCCCCGGCTGGTGCTATCACTGGCACTGAGTCTGTTCCGATTGTCCAAAATGGCGTAACGGTGCAGACCACCACGGGCGCGATTGCCGCTTCTCCGTCGCAGCCCTACACCTACCTGACCGTCACCCAGACACCTCAGTTGGCCAACAGCCGCTACTTTGGCGCAACCAACGGGCTGACCATCACTGACGGTGGTGCTCAGGGCGTGTTCAATGTAACAACCACAGGCGCTTTATCGTCCCTGGTGGCATCTGGCACTGGGTTCCAAGTAAAAACGTCTTCTACGGCCATTACAGGCCGTTCTATCGCCGTTTCTGGGGCTGGTCTGTCCATTTCCAACGGCAGCGGCGTTTCTGGAGATCCAACAATCACTTTGGCTGGCCAAGTGTTGAATCTGGCCAACCTAAGCGCCAACGGTCTGATGACGATCACCACTGCTGGTGCAATCTCTGCAACCCAGATTGCGGCGGTGGGCAATCAGACGGTTGTGACCAACGCCG